ATGAATCTGGCCCTAATTGGGGCCAAATAAAATGATAAATTATGGCTTACTTAAACGCAAATATTCCTGTAGAATACGCTCAAATAAAAAAGGAGTATTTATATGACCTTACCAGACATGTGGGAGAAGTTGAAGACTGCATCATATTCGGTATCACGAGTCTCACAGGACGTGCTATCTTATTTCACGCGATTATGGAGAACGGCGCAATATTTTATCGCCTCCCAATTAGCGCGTTTATTCAAAGAGGATTTGAGAGATCTAGAGTCCCCGAACAACGTTTGGATGAACTGGAGCTTTGGAATTCTTTCAGTTATTATCCTTCTGTTAATCGTTGGGATATCTTAGGAGCAGCTTCCGGCAAATACATAGGCAAAGACAAGAAGTGGTACCACGGCAAGTATTTATTTACAGTTGACTGGGGACATCCAGATGCTAATATATTAAATTCTGATCATTCAGAGATACCGCACGAGCATAAGTGCGCTCACATAATTGCTTTAGACAACGGCAATTATGCGGCACAGCCAAACAATAGATGTATTTGGGACCTGCCTTCATTTACTGTAAAAGATAATATTCCTGATTGGAAAGTACAAACTTCAACATGGAATGTAGAAGATACAGGTCAGTGGAAAACTGAGGATACTGATAAGTTCTTTTACGAAATTGAAGAAAAGAAAAAATGAAAACGTTTTGCTTTGAATGCAAACACGATTGTCATTGTGGTCGTAAATGCG